ACCAAACAAGTTATTAATCCCTGCATAAACTAACATGTTAGATGTAGTATTTAAGTCATCGTAAACATAGTCTTCAACTAAACAGTCCATAGATTCTAGTTTACCGGTGTATCTAAAGAAACCATTTTCTGACATCCAGTACGCAGCACCATCAACTTCAACAGCTGCATTCATACCAATCAATCCACAGTTAGTACCAACCTGTTCATACGCAAATGTAAAAGGAGTTCCAACAAAACGCATGGTAAATAAAGATGTATCAGTCCAAATGTAAATTGCATTTCTACCAAGTACAGCACCAATGATCCGTGATCCGGCGGCCAGTCTTTGTGTACCCGCACTATTCTCAGCTGTAGGTGTGTAGTCATTAATATTTTCTTGAGACGAGAATCTTATCAACATGTCGTCTTGTGTAGCTTTATTTCCAATAGTTGTTTCTGTACCAAAAAATACTAAGTGACGGTCAGGAGTTGACACTAACATATCACGTGACGCTGTTGGTGCTCCAGCTATGATAGTTGCTCTAGTTGCCGTTGCATTTGATGCATCACCGTCCCATTCAAAACATTCTCCATTATGTATTAATGCTATAAGTGTTGAACCTAAATTATCCAAAGACCATAGACCAGGATCTGTTACTGAGTCAGTGTTGGCTGCAGCTGATCCCCAACCCGTCCAGCTAGAGGTGTTAGTTACTGTTGCACCCGTGCTGTGTGCTGCTCGAGTTGATCCTCTTGCTGCTCTTGTTATACCTGTTAAATTATTTCCTGATACTCCTGTGTATGAAATTTCTTCTGTGCCTACTTGAATGTAATTAGTTCCAGACGTTGGAAAACCAGTTGTGTCTGTTAATGTAATACTTGTTCCTGTTCCACCTGTACCGTTTGCATCATCCAATAAGGCTCCGTTTAATGTAGTTGTAATTGATCCTAAAATGTTACCACCCCACAATGATATACCCCAACCAAAAGCTCCTATCTGTTCAGCAGGTCCTACATGATAGTATTGATAATAAGTAATTCCTCCAGATGTAGTTGCGCCTGATCCTGTTTCATTAGAAGGCATTGTAATAGTAATTGTAGAAGTAGTTGGTACACTTGTTACCATAAATTTTTTATCAGCAAAATCTGTAGCTGTAAAATTAGAATTAGTAATAGTGCTAAAAGTTGTTGCATCACCAAATAATATAATATCTCCTGCTACAAAATTATGTGAGCCAGCAAAAGTTATAGTTACGGTCGGTGATCCATTAGTCGTGCTGAATGCATTGCTAATAGCTGTGCCTGATGGATTAGTTAGAGGGTGTATGTCATAGTATACCCCACCAGAATATACATATAAAATTCTATTGGTTCCTATAGCTGCAAATTTTGTAGATGCTTTGTTAACAAAATGATGTAAACCTCTTGCTGCACCTGTAAGTTTTGATTCTCCTAATTGATTCCAACCACCTATTTTTTCAGGTGTACCATATCTAAAACGCACGTTCTCACCATCTGTCCATTGCGACTCAGCACCTGTTGATGTGACTTGTTTATTAAACCCTGGTAAGAAACCTAATTTTTGTAACATATAACTCCATTTATGTATTCCTTATTGGTGGAACACCTAACATTGGCCTTCTGTCGAACCTGTTCTTTTCAGCAAAAGGACCATTTAAATGGTTATAATGAAGAAATACCTGTCCGCAAGTAGTTCCTTCAAAAGGTTCTCTCCAATGCTCTAATTCACATCCACTATATACCAGCATATCGCCGACTTCAAGTAAGACTTTAGTGCCTTTTGGAGCGTTGGGTTTATGTATATTCTTGTATTCATCAATAACAGAATCTGCACCTGTACCATCTATAAAGATAGGCCATGGGTCACCACCTAAATTAATAGTGGTTGATATTTCACAACTAGGTCTGTCTTTGTGTCTTTTTAATTCATCACCGTGTTTATATAATCTTGCATAGGAATAAGTAGGACATAGATCTAAGCCGGTTTCTTGTTGCATTACGGGTAATACTTTAACAAGTAAGGTCTCCATTACATTATCAGCGTAACATGAGAAAGTATTGGGTATTTGTTTATCGGTCCATGTACCAAGCATACCATTGTCATAAGTAATATTATTTTCATACATATACTTAACCGCATCACGTTTAAGTAGAAAATAGTTAAATATAAAGTTAGCTAATTCATAGCTAACTGCACCTTTGATTACTTGATATTTATTGAAAGCCATTTTGTATAAAATTAAAACTTACTGATATCCTTATATCATTTGATTCATTAGGTTCAACACAATGCCACAACCATGCAGGAAACATTATAATTCTACCTGGTTTAGGATCTATATGACATTCTCTCCACAAATGTTTAGGGGGTTCTCCTTTAACTCTTGTAGGCATATTTGTTTGTATACCTGGTCTTGGATCATTGCAAACTAGCTTTCCTGAATTAGGTTGTGCGTGGACATAATATACACCACTAAATAAACTATTCGGATGTATGTGTGGTCTGTTGTATCCACCTTTATAATTTATGTTAGCCCACATGTTACCTAATACTGGTTCTCTATCTAACCATTCTTCTTTAAATACTTGGTGTTGCATTTTAAACAATTCATCTACTAAAGGTTTAAACTGTGGCAGTTCATGCATATTAGTTTCACTGTGCCAGCCACCTACATTTGTTTTTTTAACACCTGAATTTTTTTTAGACCATGCAACTATTTCATTAGCTAAAAAATTATTATCTAACTGTGTGTCATGACCATATATAATTGTTGGAAAAAATTCTTCTTTAATCATCTAAAAGGTTTGCCTCCAAACCAACAAACTAAAGATTGTCTCATACCTCTAGTTACTGGATTAACTCTGTGATTTAAAAATGATGCAAATATAATAGCGTGTCCTTGTTTAAGTTCTGCAAATTTACCAGGTGCCATAAGTTCTAGATCTCCACCTTCAAACTCTGACGGATCATTTAACAACAACGTCATTGATATTTTTCTAACAGGTGGTTCATGTTGCATGTTCACATCACAATCCATATGCCAATCATAAAATCCTCCTTCTGGATATTCTGTAAACTGTGCATTCTCTGTTACTTGTATGTCACCAAAACCAAAATGGTTTTCATTTGCTTTTTGTATAAAATTATTAAGATCACGATACATGTGTTCCATTTCTTTAAATGGTATCCAAGATATTGTAGTCACTCTTTTCTTTGTATCTGTTCCTCCCCCTGGTTTACCCATACCAACTTGTGCTTGTTGTGGTTTCTGTGCTCTACCTGATGCAATAATCTGTTGACATTGATCTGGTGTAAATAATGGTGTAGTTGTTTGAACTATCCAACTTTTCCATTTAGGTTCTGTAATATGTCTATTTTCGTACATTAACTTACTCCTCTGTTTCTAATTGGGTCATACTGCACATCCATATTTGCAGCAAGTGTTCTTCTATATCCTGGTCCATTAAATGGATAAACGCAATGTCTCATGTCATATGGAAATATATAAAAGTCTCGTTCTTTAATATTTGGTTGATAATCTACATTTGCAAAGTGTCCGTTAGCTGAACCCAGTATTTGTAATTTACCATTTTGTGGTTGATTTGGTGCTGAGTATTCTACACCATAAGACTCTGGTAATTTTAAAACCATTACAGAAGACAATCCTGTAAACAATGTTCCCTGATGCACGTGCACTGGATTGTATTCGTTTTCAAACATAGTGTTAACCCATACAGAATTAAAATGCATATTATATTCTCTTACCTTATTCCATTCTAAATAATGTCTGAACTTTTGTTCAAACCACATTAATACATTATTAGGTAAATGATTATGTTTAGTCATTTTATCACTGTCGTCACCATTAAAAAATAAACTATGTTCTTTTTCTATTTTACCTACTAATTGTTTATTAGCGGGTTTTAATTCAGGATACTTTGTTTCGTAAATATGGTTGATTGTATTATAAACATCTAAAGGCACTTGATATTTTAAAACCGACTGACCTAAAAATATAAAACTAAAATCTGATGTGTTCATATTTTTGTCTAATCCTTTCTGGTATTTTATCTATGTAAGGATTGGGTACCTTTTCAACTGTTGATCTTATGTTATGCATATTCTTTCCTAAAACTGTATCGTCATACTTCATACCATTAACTTCTACTTGTTGCAAGTCTTGAAACCTATGGTTAAAATAAGGCAGATTCATAAACTGATATACTTTACGAATCTCTTGTTCTGGTTGTGAAACTAAATCATCATACTTTACATAATGACACATATCTTTGTAGTTGTATGAATTTTTAATTGCCTCTAAATCTTTTGCAACAGCACCCTCTTTATTCATAACTATAGATAATTTTTCTTCATCTGTATTTGCAAGTTTGTTAACAAATGCATCAGGATTTTCTGTATACCATTTCATATAACTAGCTAAAACATCTACGGTATCTCTAAGTAACACTATACATTTAAAAGGTCTTTTAAAATGTTTTTGCATTAAATACAAATTGCCTTCAGTCATTACAGGTCCACGGTCAATGATTATTGGTTGTGGCCAATCTTTATAGTAGTTATCATACACAACATCTAATACATTATCTAAAGACTTGTGATCTGGATAGTTTTGAAACACATCCGTTTGTTTAAGTAAAAACAAATCTTTCATTATCTCTAATGTAATAGAGTTAGGTGTACAGGCTATCTCTGGATTTTGATTTATAATACTTGTAAATAAAGTATTACCAGATCTAGGTTGTGCTACTAAAAAGAAAAGTTGTTTATTTTTCTTTGGCTCCGAGGTCATTAGTCAATTGTTCTTTCTTGTTGTAAATCATTTCTCCTGATTTTTTAACTCTTTCTATAGTTTGTAATTGTCCAAGTACATTAAACACTTCAGGTTGACTTGAGCCTGATGTTAATGTCTCTGCTTTGTTTTTCATAATCAATGCATAAGAATCTAGTTGGTGCCTGTTAACATCTTTGTCATCAAACGAACCATCGTTAAA